ACATTATCCCATAATATGCCAATACCGCCTGATACTACAATTTTATTATTTTTTACAGCAGTAAATGACATTCCTGGTATTTCTAAAAACAATGCATATTTTTTAAATTGTGGTGCAATTTGAATAATAGGATCATTCATTGGATTGTTAATGATGTAATGTGCATGTTCCTTTTTAAAAGGAATAATATTAAGATTATCCATCATTAGTAATTAATCTTGGATATAATGATAATAATGTCATAGGTAATGCTTGATCCTGAACTACAAATAAATAACCATCAGTTTCAAAGTTACCTCTAAATTCAATTTTTTTATCTCCAGTAAAAAGAGGAACAGCAGCATCCATAGATGCAGCAGAAGATCTAAATGGTATTTCTTCAAGATTGTTTAGATCTGGACCCACTTTAGCTCCAACTGTTTCATAAAATCTTAATGTAACATCAAATATTCTTTTTGTTTTTCCTTGTGAAGTTCCATCTTGCGATCCAACATCTAGTCTCATTGTTTGTAATGTTGATGTATATGGTAAACCAACTTTTGCAGCAGTTGTTGTTCTGTCTAATGTAATAGATCCTGAAGATACTGTTTTATCAGGATGCGTTGCACCATTAGCAATTATTCTAACTGTTGCTGCGTTTAAATGATCTAATCCTGTAAGTGTAGATGTTGCTGATCCAGAATATGATAAAGCACTATCTACAAATTGAAATTGTGTAAGTGAACTATCAAATTGAAATGGTGTAAAATATTCTACATATCTTCTTGTTACTCCATTAATAGTACGTTTAACAATAACCCAAATTTGATCTTCATCAGTTCTATTGTAAGAATTGCCAGAAATAGAAATAACACTTTCAACAATACCATGAGCTGTCGCTCCAAAAGATCCGCCTAATTTATGTTGATGCCAAGCAACAACTTGTTCTGATCTTTGGTAAGTTAAGCCAACTAATACTCCATCTCCACGAATACCCCAAATAATACTATGAGGTTCTTGTTGGTAAGTTAATTCATCTAATCCATTTAATGTAATATCTTCAGCTAAGATTGTCATGTCAGGAGCAACATATCCATCTGTGTCAAAATTATAAGCAAGTTCTCTTAATTTTCTTTTAGCGCGTTGAACAAATAAAGTTGCGTTACCAACTGATAAAGCATCTATAGAAGATGCTCCATAGTTAGATTGTTTTTTAATATTTATATTTGTAGGTGATACAGCAGTTCCTGTAGAATCTGAATTTAATGTAAATTCACCTCCTGATGTTAATATAATTAATGTTCTTGTTGCTTTTAAAGATTGAATAACATTTACTTGATTTGATGCGATTGTATAAATCATTGCATCATCTGCGGCTACAGTTCCACCTCTATTTTCGTGCATATTTTCATAATCTCCTGATCTTGAAAAAAATAATGTTTGAGGTTGTTCAGTTGTTCCTGCAAATACTAATCTTTGTTCATAGAAAGTTACGCAAGAAGGATGACCAGTAGTGTCTGAAAAAGCGCCTAATGCCCAGTTTGTAGTAGTAGAGGAAGAACCCATGTCTTTTAAAACTGTTGCTGTTACAACTGTTGTGCTAGTAATAGCTGTGATCTCACCATAACCATCTCTAAAAGTAAAAAGTCTGCCAACATCAGTAGATTGAAAACCTGTATTATTATTAATTCCAGTTACAGCGGATGCTGTTAATGTTCTTCCTGTTCCAACAGTATGTGATGACATACCAAATGTTGTAGTTGTGATATTATCATCTAAATAGGGTCCATCAGTAAAATCTACTTCTGTAATTGTCCATGATGTATGTCCAGTTCTAGATAATTTTTTTACAGAATAATCAGGATGACACAAATACATAACATCAGCTGATTGAGCATATTTAATTTCAAATAAATCTGCTGTGGCATAAGTTGTTGTTAATGTATAAACTCTATTTGCAATACCACCAGATGTGTATGCAGTATAAGATGTAGTGTTTACGTTATTACCATCTATATCTTGTAATTGAAAAGTATTTGTTGCAACACTTGCAACTTTAAATCTTTTACCATTTACTTGTGTCATTCCAACAACTCCAGAAATAACAACTGTATCTCCATTAGAAAAACCATGCGATGCAGATGTAACAACACCTGGATTTGCTTGTGTAATTCCTGTTATGGTTTTATTAGCTTCTAATACAGCTCCATTATCTTTATAAAAACGAATATATAAATTTCCAAATTCTAAAGCATAAGATTGTTCAGTTGAAAATTCAAAAGGGATTAATCTTGTTTTTTCTGATGATGTTTTAATTTCTGCTACAAAGGTTGTACCTGGTCTACGTGTTACTGAACCATGTGGTTGAACTATAAAATTTTCTAAAGTTTTGCAGCCGCTAAAATATTTTTGGAAGTCTGTTCTTCCTTCCATACGATCAGATAACTGACCCCCAGTAAAGTTAGTAAGAGCTGTTGATACTCTTGCCATAATTAAAACCTACTGTTGATAAATTCGTCTGATAATATTACATCAACTTGACCCATATTAGGATCTGTATTTTGACCCTCTGTAGCATCAATGTGTTTAGCTTCTGCTAATTTTTCTTGATAGATTTCTTTCATTGTTGTTACCAATGTAGCATTAGCAGTAACAGCAAAAGCAATATCAGCAGCTAAAGCAGCAGAAATAGTTTCAGTTAATAAAGTATCATATTCATTTGGATCGGTAGCCAATTTTACATATTGAAGTTTAATTGGAGATATATTTGCCATTATTTTTCTACCTTCAATTTTATAATCATAGTCATAATCAGATATTGTAATAACCCTTAAACAATCTGCTGGTAATGTAAATTGATTAGCCCAGCCCCAAGCAGGAGTTGCTGTGTCTGCAGCAAGTTCTTGTCTTGCCATTAAACAATTCCAGGTATGAGATCTAAATACTGCATTACGAATGCTTTCATATCTAGCATTACAAAGTCTTGCATTTTTAGAATCTTCTGTAAGTGTCAATATAGTTGAAGATTTAATGCGTTATTACAAATTTCTACAACTGAAGCCATATTAATCTTTCTTTACTACAATATTGTATTTTTGCCAAATCTCTTCTTGAGATAAATCTGTTTCATCTTGTTTTTGTTTTTTTCTGCTATCAATTTTGTTTTGTTTAATAATTTCAACTAAAGCATAACGATATACATCACTAGAATTACCCCATTGAAAATGTAATAAAACTTTAGGTTTTGGATATGAAAACAAACATCCTGGATCAAAATCACTTAGAGTCATTTTTAATAATGTACTTTCTTCTTAATTGTCTAGGTTTAACCAATGCAAAGATTTCAGCTTCTGTAAGCTCTAAGTCTTTATCAAAACCATTATGTGCAGTTGATGTATGTTTAAATCTATCAACTAGAACATAACGATAGATATAATCTTTATTTTGGAAATGTAAAATGGTTTTTGGTTCGTTGATTTTTTTCATGTCTGATAGTGGGGATTATTAGTCCCCACTATTTAAAGTAGTATTATTCTACTACGTATCTTACGATTAATTGAACAAGACCAGATGCTGATCCTCCAGCTAGCGTAATGCTAATTGGTAATCCATCTTGGTTTGCATCAACTACTGATCCAGATCCTAATGCTTGTGTAGCAAATATATCTGTTCTAGCAGCAGAAGATGTACTTGTAGCAGCTAAGTAACCAGCTGTTGATAAAGCAACAGTTGTTCCTGCAGCATTTTTATGAGCAGCATATCCAACTGATAAAGTTGTAGAAGCTCCTAATGCAGCATTTGATAAATAACCATCAATGATTCTTGCACCATTTGGTAAATTTACCATTTCTACAACATCGCCTATTGAAGCAGAAGCTAAAGTTACATCCGCAAATGCAACTCTAAGTTTTCCACTTTGCTCATTCGCATCAATCTTTTCAGAAGGTACGTTTTGCGACCATTTAGTCTTTTGTGTTGAGTATAATGTAGCCATTATTTTTTTCTCCTATTAGTTATTATTCGTCGCAAGCTATTTGAACAACTTTTTCTTCTTCCATTCTAGTTGCGCCAATGCTCATGCAGTAATAAACTTGAGTGCTGTACGATTTATCAGCTCTCTCATCTATTCTTGCCATAACATCTTTACCAATAGCTAATTTAATAGCATCGGCTGTAAAGGCATAACATAGTCTGTCATCAGTGTTAGTTGCATCAAATGCTAATCTATTGCTAACAATAAATTTAAAACCTAAGAAAGAATCAACTTGACCCTGTGCTAGAGCTTTAACTGTATTGAAATCACTAGATGTGATTTGAGTTGTGCCTAATAAATCAGAGATTTGTTTTGGTCCACACACAAAGTATCTTTGTATAGATGGATCAACATCATTTACATCTAAGATTTTTTTAGCTTCCAACAATTTAGTTATAGTTAAACCATCAGTTTGTGATGCACTGTAAGGTTTTTGACCAGCAGGTAGAGATACCGAAGTAGCTCCAGTTTCTCCTGTATAACTTGTGCCGCCTAAAGCTGTAATGATAACATCATCCATAGCTCTTCCCATTGCAGCAGCCGCAGCTTTTGCATAAGAAGAAGTTGGATCTATTAACATTCTAACTTTATCTGCATTGTCTATTAGATCAGCCCACTCATAGTCTCCAAGACTAACTCGTCTACGACTATGTGGAGTATCTACTTGCGGTGTATCAGAGTGGCGCGATGTTCTTAGAACAGCAGTAGTTTTTCCTACTTGATCAAAGAAAGCATTTTTGCCAACGATCGTTTCAACATCCGCAGCGCTTCTTAAATACGATCCCATTTGTTGAGATAGCATTTGTACGTTTGAACTGTACTGCTGTACAAAAGCAGTTGTTATTTGATTTGACATGTTGTCATCTCCATTGGTTAAGTTTAATTAAAAATAAACGAATGGATTTTCCACAATGTGGGTCTATTCTAGAGTTTTACATCTTCATAGATGTTTGTCTTTTCCAAATGCCAATAGGGTCTAAAAGATTATCCTAATGATTCGCTCTATACATCAGTTAGCTGTTGTCGTAAAGCAAAAACTTCTTGTACCGCTTTATCGTGATTTGGATGAGATTTATTCCAATATGCAGATCCTGGCGCCTGTAATTTAGCTATTTCATTCTCTATTTCATTAGGAGTTAAATAGTTTGGACCAGATTGAGCTACAAAGTTATCTTCACCTACCATTTCAGCTAATTTAGCAAATGCTTTAACAACTTGTGGATGATCACCTAATTTAACACCACTTTCTAAATTCATGTTAAGAATATCTTCCCCAACATATTCTCTAGCTAATTGTGATGCTTTAGTTATTTTTTGTTCAAAAGCTCTACCAAATTCTTTACGAAGTTGTTGTTCACTTTCAACACGAGCTGTTTCAGCAGCGGCATCTAAACTTTTTAAATTTTCTGCCATCATGTCATTATAGAATTTAACAACACCATCTGCTTGCTGTGGTAGTAAACCTAATTTATGAGCTTGCTCAGAAAATATTTTTAAAGCGCCTTCATCAATGTTTGTATCTTCAGATATATTATATTTATATTCTTCAGGAGATTTGGGTCTACCTAACTTATCATAAACGACATTCCAATCTTCCTCAGTTGCATGTTTATTAGGTAGTGGTATTTTTTCTACACCAACTAATTTTTGTGCATGAATATAACTTTTAGCTAAACTATTAATATCTTTAATAGGAGCTAAAGATTTATCTGCTCTTATATCTTCTGCAAGACTTGTTTTCCAATCTGCGGCTGCTTGTTCAACTACACTTGTAACATTATTATTTACTGGAGAAGTCGTTTGACTTCCAGATGGTTGAACTGCTTGTTCCACCACTCCCTGTTGATCACTCATTATTTCCTCCATTTTTTTTGTTGATCATTGATTTAATAAATAGATAGACAGATCTTTGTCCCTCTAAATATGCGCTCTCATAACTATCTCCTTTAACAAAGGTAGTTACGTTAGCATTACACCTTCGTTCTAGATCCTCAAGAACTTTTTCTCCATTCTCAGATCCAAAACAAATCTTATAATTTATTGTTAAACTTTTTATATCTTTATTGTTCATTGATCGCTTTTAGTGCAGGTGCAGCTTTCCCAGCAGCTGAAGCAACTTGCATTTGTTGTTGCATTTCTAATTGCTGTTGTTGCATCTGTTCTCTTTGCAAGCGAATTTGTTGTACTTCCATATCTGATTTCATAACCTTAGCTGGTATACCTAAAATATCTTGTATATATTTTACTAAACCATTTACATCTATGTGATCAAACACAGGAGCTATATTTTGTAAAGAACCAAATATTTCTACCCCTCTCATAATTGATGATAACTCTGAAGTCTTTTGAGCTTTTGCTAATGGAGATACATATTCTATTTCAATATCTTGATCTCCTAAAAATTCAGGTGGTTGTGGGAATTTTTTATTTCTTAATAAAATATTAAAAGATCTAGTAATTAATGGTTGTAATAATTCAGATTGTAATCTGCCAAGCACTGGACCCAATAATCTCATTTTTTCTTCTGTTCGTTGTAATACTTCTGTTGCAGTCATTTGTGGACCACCCTGCATCATTAACTGATCAACGAAAAAATTTTCTCTAATTGCTTTACGTCTTTGTTCCTCCATATTTAAACCCAATGGATTGTTTGCAGCAATATTCATTGGTTCAATTTTATCTCTAGTTCCAGCTC